GCGGCAGGATAGAAGTCGGCACTTCGGAGATTTTTACCCCGTGGTTGTATGCCATGTTATGACCTCCTTAGAGTTCATTTTTGAGTTGACGCACATAGGCGTGCAGGATGTCGCCCTTCACACCGATGCGCTTTCGCGCTGTCGCCAGTTCAGACACCGGGACAAAGAGACCGCGCAGGGCCTCACTCTTTTCGCGCATCGACGCAATGTGCGGCGGAAACTCTCCGTCACGAAACACTGCGTTGCGCATCAGGGCACCGCCACCAAGCGTTGGACCGACGTAAACGACAGCCTTGGCCTCTTTGGTCGATGCCTTCTTTGTTGCGGGTTTCTTTGTTGTCATAAGAAATCCTCCTCTTGATCTATGGGCTGCGGCGTGCGAATGTTCCAAGTCGTCTGCATGTCAAGTTGCCAGTACGGATAGGGTTGCTCACCATAGGTGTTCCATTTGATCGGATGTTGCAGCCGGTACCGATGAGCAAGGGTCATCCCCGGCAAGGAACACAACGCCGTTCGGATGCGTGACATGACGTTCAGGCAGTGCTCGTGACCGTCGAACTCTTCGGAGTAGGTCCCGACAATGATCGAGACCTTCACCTCGGTTGAATCCAAATCGGTCGCCCCTTCCTCAGCACGAACCAGGACAAAAGGAAAGTCGTCCTCCTGCCCGGATCGCTTTGGGGGGAGATACCCATTTACGACTTTCGGAGCGCGCGGCACTCCCTCTTCGGAACCGCGTTCCGGCTTCGTTGGCAACGCAAAGTCCTTCACAGCCTCTGCAACCAATGCGCGAATTGCACGCGTAAGTTCGTTTTCGACCATACGGCCACCTCCTACAACTTCAAAATACGGTTGACCTCGTGGTCAAGACGATTCACAAAGACTTCCTGCACACGCTCTTGGACGCGTTCTCGCACGCCGTCATTACCAGCCATCTGAGGCACCGAGGGACCGGACACCTTCTTGACCTTGTCGACCTTGTACCTCTTTCCTGCGTGATAGCCCTTTGAAGCCCTGATCTTTCCGCCAGACCTGATGTAGATGGCGTGCTTATCCGTACCCCATCCGCCATCCCAAATGAAGCCCGTCTTGAACTTGCCGCCCCCGCCCTTTTTGACGGTCACTCGAATCCGTTTCCGTTCCGCACCAGTCGTGTCTTTTCCCTCGGGCGAATGGCTAAAGTGTCTAGCGGACAACGGTTTGCCGCTCGACACTATGGTTCCTTCAAGATTGCTTGCTGAGGCCTTACGAATGGAAATTGTCTCGTTCACAGTTGCGGCATTGACCGTGTAAGTCTCGCGAATGCCTTTAGAGAGCGCCGTTTTCCCGGAGCCAAGAGCTCGATTGATAGCTCGCATCGTGACCTTCTCAGCCCCGTCTTTGACACCATGCAACATGGCCTCAACATTTTTCAGCGCATCACCATCCGCTTTCAGCCTGACTAGGACGCTCATTGATCGTTCGCCTCCGTCACAATGACGAGCACGCCGCCCTCATTGCTGACAGACTTGACACGATGAATCGCGCCGTCAACGTTGAGAAGCGCTCCCTCGACCGGCGTTTCGATCACCCCGACTTCGACGTAGATCGTCAGCTGGGTGACAAAAACGCCAAGGTATGAATCCTCGTCGTGTGCCTGAATGATGATCTCGTCAAGGATGCAGGGCACGACCTCGTGGCCGATCTCGTGCTCTTCTGCGAACTCATCCAGATTGATGAAGACGTTCTTTACATCAGCCGCAACAAAATCTTTGAAAGCACTCATTCCGCCACCTTCTTCGTCGTGCGACGCTTGGCAGGTTGCTTAACTTCAGGCTCTGGCTCATCTTGCGCCTCGGGGATCGGTGCAAAAGCATCTTCCGGCGTCGGCAATGGAGCTTCTTCTACAGGGTCGTCCTCGACCTCATTCACGCCAACAAGCGCCAGATTTTCCTTGAGCAGCTGAAGGCCGACCGTCTTGTCAACCTCGATCTCCTCACCTGCCGTATAGCGTTTGCCGGAAATGAGAAGGTTTTCCAAAAGAACAACTTTCATTTCTGTCCCTCCCACGAAAAAGGGCAGGTCGTGATGCCTGCCCTGATTCGGTTTTTGTCGCTCTTAAGCAAGAGCTTCGATGACGTGGAAGCCGTGGATCTGCTGAATGATCGGCAGCGGACGGCTCTTGATCTGCACGATGCGACCGGAAGGATTCGCACGTTGGACCCAAGAGTCCGGCACACGAGCACCTTCGTAGAACTTGATCGCTTCGTCACCAGTCAGCGCGACAAGACCGTAAGCGAGCATCGTCTTGGCGTTCGGGCTTGCGAGCATGCAGAGGTTTTCAGGAACCATCGGCTGCTCCTTGCCAGCATCGTCGGCATACCACTCGTCGTAAGAGTAGATGTCAAGACCGGAGTCCTTGAGATAGCCCCAGTACGTCACACCATTCGGCAAGTGCTGCGGATCAATCGCGCCCATGTCGACGCGACGCATATCGAGCTGCTTGGCAGTCGTGAGCTTATCGAGGATCGTATCAAGCACCTTCGAGCCGCAGATCAGCTCGTGCGGCGTAAAGCCGCCGGACTGAATCATCGTGCGACGAAGCGTACGAAGATCGCCCATGATCTGGGCGGCGTCAGCAGAGTCCCACTTCGTGCCCAAAGTAGTCTTCGGCTGCTCCTTCGTCTCCAGGTGAGCCCAGTAGTTCAGAACTTCATCGTAGCCTTCGCCCTTGACCGTCACCTTGCCCTGGAAAAGAGCCTCGGCGCACATGACCTCTTCACGACGCGTGATGATGTCGTCGAGGTCGGACAGGTCCTTGCCGAGAATTTCGGCAGCACGCTGCGTCGGGGACTTGGCAGAGTAGATCGTTTCACCAGGCAGACGCTTCAGCATGTCTTCTGCCGTCGTCACGCGCATCGGAGAAACTTCCGGAGCTTCATAGCTTTCGGTGCGGAAGCCTTCACGCGTCAGAACAACGCCGCCTACCTTCGGATTCACGAACGGGGCAATCTTGCGACCGCCGCGACCGATGATGTCGAAGTCGATCTTCTGGGTTTGGAAGGTCGGACGATTCGTGAAGTAACGATCGCGCAACCAGGTGGAATTGCTCTTTTGGCCTTCTTCGACCATCGCGAGCATCGTGCGAGTAGTAAACATATCAATTGCCATTGTTGTAGTCCCTCCTGAGATTTAGATGCTCGGCTTGAAGAAGATGCTGACCTGACGAGCAGACGGCTTGAAGTCTGCAACGGCAGCGCTGTTCTCAGCGTTAAAAGAAAGAGCATCTTCGTTGAATTCGCCGGTGAGATACACGGCAGCGACCTTGTCGCCGGAAGCCGTATCTACGTCCTCGGCAAGGACTGCATACACCGCAGAAATCGTCGACTTTCCAGAGTCGACCTTGCAGAGCGTGCCGTCCTTATCAAGCAGAGCGCCGCGCTTGAGCACGCCCTGGCTGGTCTTAACCTTCATGCTGTCAGCAACGACCGGCATGATCTGCGACGCGGCAAACAGGTTGTCAACCGTCGTCGTGAAAGTTTCTTGCATTGCCATTTCTTCTTCCTCCTTTACTTGCGAGCGAAGGCGCGCGCACCTGCTTCAATGGCCGCCTTCATTTCGGCGTCCTGCTTTGCCTTCGCTTCGGACTTCGGATCAAGACCCTCGTTACCTTCGGCTTCGATGCCTTCAAGCGCCTGCGCGTCGTTCTTGCGATCCTTGAGCATCTGTGCACCGCGAGCCTTGTCGGCCTTCAGGATCTGAACAGCAAGCGCCTCGGCGGTCGTCTTGCCGTCGAACTTTGCAGCATTTACAAGGTTTTCATGACCGACGACAGCGATGTCTTCGATTGCCTGAATGCGAGCGCGTTCTTGCGCAGCACCTTCGGCAATTGCTTCGTTGCGGATCGCCTGAACAAGCTCAGGATGTTCCGCTTTCAACGTTTCCAGATTCATCTTGTGAACCTCCTTTTGAACTGCGGATGCTTTGGGCTGTTCCGCGTGAATGAAGCCCTTCGGCGCATTCGCAAAGAAACGCGAATCTGCCTTCAGGCCGTTTAACATGACGAAGCCACCAGAAGCCGTGTTCTTGACTTCCGTCGTTTCATCAATCTCGTCAGCCAGACCAAACTCCACAGCCTCTTCAGCAGTGAAGAACGTCTCGGCGTTGACCTTTTCCTTGATCTCATCAACCGTGCGACCGGTCTTTTCGACATAGATGTTGATGAGGTTTTCTTCCAGCTTCTCCATGTCGTCGGCTGCCTTCCTCATGTCGTCAGTCGTACCGATGGCAACAGAGCTGACCTTGTGGATCATCATCATTGAGCCCCTCGGCATGATGACTTTCGCGCCAGGCACGCTCGTGATGATCGTCGCGGCACTCATAGCAGCGCCGTCAATTCGGAAGGTGATTTGTCCCTTATGCGCCTTGAGGAGCGAATAAATGGACAAACCCGTATAGACGGCCCCACCGAACGAATTGATCGAAATTTCAAGAGGGCTATCGGACGGGATTTTTCGGAAGTCCGCGAGGAACTCGGACTCATTAAAGCCCTTCCCCCACGGGTCATCCTTCGACCCACCGACATAGCCGAAGAGATCGAGCTGCGCCCGTTTCCCCTCTGTCTTTACGTTCCAAAACTTATTCATCTGTTTCCTCCTTCTCCGGTTCCGTCACCGGTTGAGCCGGAGCTGTCGCGCTCAGACCGTCTTCCCTACGCATTGCCTCTTCTCTCTTTCTAACCGCGTGAATCTGGTCGTACTTCATACCCGTTAGCTCAGCGGCCTCGCGTTCACGAGTGCTGAAGCCTTCATCAACACGGACCTTCGCCGCGTTCGCCTCCTTGAGAGGATCGAGCTGTCCCTGCGCGTCGCCGTACCAGTCCGCGCCACACCAAGCAGCACGAATCGCCGGGTCGTCAAAGAAGCCGGGCGCTTGCACACGACCTTTCAAGACAGCCTCGGTGAGCCACTCTTCGTAAATGGGCTGACAGAAGTTCCCCACGAGCCACTCTCGGCGCATGCGGAACATCTTCCAAGCCTCCAAGAGCGAAGCACGTGAAGCCGAATAGGACGCAGTGAAGTTCTTCACGAGAAGCTCGTAAGGAATCTCAAGCGCCGCCCCGATCTGACGACAAATAGCGATCACGAAAGGATCGAAGTTTGGATTCGGTCGACTCGGGTCCGCGATCTGGACCTCTTCACCCTCATCAAGGGCGACAATCGATCCGTTCCCCATCTCATACGCATTCGGGTCCTTGTCGATTTGCATTGCAGGATTGAAAGCCTGCCCCAGAGGGGAATCCGGTGTGTTGCTCTTCACGAAGACCGTGAACATGCCGGACACGACCGCCGCCATCAGCTCGGCTTCCGAATACCTTGAAAGTTGCTTCAAGGCCTCGATGACCGGAGCAAGCATCGGCACGCCTCGGCGCTGTGCAGGACGTTCAACGTCTGCCATGATGTGCAAAACGTTTCTACGCCCCGTCGTTGTGCCGAAAGCCAGCACGCGCTTCCATTCCTGCTGCAGGTCCTGGCCCATGCGTGGGATCGCGCCCGGATGGTGCTTTGCTACCCAGTAAGCAACGGTCTCGCCGTATGTCCCGACCTCGATGCCGCCAAGAATGTTTGCAGTCGTAGAAGCATTGCGCGGATTGCACACGCGGTCGGCCTCGATCAGACCGATTCGCAGATCGTAGGCGCACCCTTTGCGCGGGATAATCGGCATAGTCACAAAGACGTCACCACTCATCAGCGCAGAAAGGAGCACCAAGGATTGAAGCTGAAAGAAGGTCTGTCGGCGCTCAGCATCACAATTAACGCTTTCAGACCACAGACGCCATTCGCGTTCTGTGTTTTCTTCCCACACTTTCGCTTGCTCTTCGGTGAGACCGAGGAACTTCGCGTCGATCTGAGCGTTCAGTGCAAGCCCGGAGCCGACCACATTCGTTCGAACAGTCTTGAGTGCACCGGTTGCAAGAGGTGAGCCCATGTAAAGGTCGCGCGAACGATTGCGAAGCGTCTCCAGGTTGTCAACGATGTCCGCGTCCGCGTCACTTCCGCCAGAGAGCCAACCGATCAAGGACTTCTTTGCATATGACCCGCCGTGCCGCGAATAGCCGGAGTTCAAAATCTCAAGCTTTCTGCGAGCCTCGAATCGCTTCAACGAACGCTCAGGACTGATTGCATTGATCGCTTTGTCAAGCAGATTCATTTGCAACCCTCCTCACAGGTCGCGAGGAACGGCACGCATCACACGCGCCCCCTTGCGTCCGTTTTCAAGCTTGTCGATCTCGTTGCGCCAGTACTTGATCCTGGCAGCAATGTCAGAAAGCGACGCACGATTCAGCTGTCTGGTGCCGATTCGATACGACTGGCCAGAGGCAACCGCGCGTTCGGCATCGAGCCACATCTTCAGATTCGCACGGGCCTCGTCTAGTGTTATCCAAGGCATCTCGTTGCCTCCTTTTTTGTGATTACTTACAGTTGTTGAAAGTCACGCCGTCTTCACGAACCGCATCCTCTCCCGTCAAGTCCTGCCAACGCTTGATGATGACGTCGCAGTAACGAGGATCGAGCTCCATCGCACGAGCCTTACGACCGGTGTTTTCACAAGCAATGACCGTCGTCCCGGACCCTGCGAAGCTATCGAGCACAATGTCACCCTTCTTTGTGGAATTTCCGATCTGATACTCGAATAGATCGACCGGCTTCATCGTCGGATGATCCCCGTTCCTCAACGGCTTATCGAAGTCGAGAACTGTCGTTTGTTTACGGTCCGAGTACCAGGCATGCCCCGCGCCTTCCTTCCAGCCGTATAAGCACGGCTCGTGCTTCCACTGGTAGTCAGAACGACCAAGAACAAGAGAGTTTTTGTTCCACACAAGGCACTGGCGCACCTTCCAAGCGTTGTCGCGGCATGCACCTCTGAAGTTGTATCCCTCGTTGTCCGCATGCCAGATATAAAACGACGCCCCGGGCTTCATGGCGAAGTCAGCAGTAGAGAAAGCGTCGAGCAAGAACTTTCTGAAGTCCTCGTCCGACATGTTGTCGTTCTCAATCGTCAGGGCGTCTTTCGTTTTGCCTTCGTATGCGACGTTGTAAGGCGGGTCGGTCAGATACAGATCGACGCTGCCTTCTTCGCACAAGCGAACAAGCTCATCGATGCGCGTCGAGTCTCCGCACAAAAGCTGATGGTCGCCCAAGAGCCAGAGTTCGCCAGGCTTGACAACAGGGTCTTCAGACGGTTCCGCGATTTCCTCAGCGTCTTGCCCATGGCTTTCGTCGTCATCAATCGAGCCAGTTCCATCAAGCAGAAGGTCGAGTTCTTCGTCCGAAAAGCCCATGACATCCAGATTGAAGTCAAGCTCCTGAAGTTCGCCGAGCTCGATGCGGAGGAGCTCCTCATCCCATCCGGCGTTTAGTGCTAACTGGTTGTCTGCAATGCGCAGCGCTTTCTTCTGCGCGTCTGTGAGCCCCGTCAGGCGGATCGCCGGCACTTCCTTCATGCCGATCGACTTCGCGGCCATTGATCGACCGTGGCCTGCAATGAGCTCATTGTGTTCATCAATCAAGACGGGGTTTGTAAAACCGAACTCCTTGATCGATTCCGCGACTTGCTTGATTTGCTCGTCGCTGTGCGTGCGGGCATTACGCTCGTATGCCTTTAGATCGTCTACTGGGACGTATTCGATCTGCGTTTTTTGTTGTGCCACTAAGCATCAACTCCTTTACAAGGTGATCCCCTTCGACAGGGTCCCGCGCGGCTTGCGCGGTGCGGTTTGCTGTTTGAGCGCTCCCCCATTCGCATAAAATTCAGCCAAATATTCAAAATTTGGCGTGAGAAGCTCGACTGCCGCCGTCGCATAGACAGCGCAGTCAAGCGCCTCATTTCGCTCACGAATCTTTTTCCAAGCCATCTTTCTCGTACCCTTGTCACGATCAAAGACGCTCTCAAAAACTTCTGATGTCAGTTGCTTGAAAAAGCTCTCTGTAAAGCCCCGGTCCTCTTGGGAAGCAAAGTGAGCGTAATTTGGACCTGGTTCATCATTGTCAAGTCGGTCCATCACTTGTGACTTTCCACCATCAACGCCAAGCGTGAAGAGCATCGCCTTCATGGCGTTACTCTTCGTCGGAGGGTTAATGAATGGGACACCGATGCCGCCGCGTCCTTTGATTGCAAAAACGCGCATTCGCTCGCGGGCCTTCGTGTATTGATAGACTCGATTCGTAAACGTACCGTCACCAGAGTCAACGAAAGCACAAGCTACGGCGATGCGTACACCGTTTTGCATAACGTGCTGCCGCTGAAGGACAGCATCGAGCCGTTGCCACGTTACCAGATCGTCAGGGCGGCCATAAAGCACCCGGTGCTCAATACCCCAACACTCTCGCCCGATGCCCCACCCATAGATGGAACACTCCAATCGATCGTGCTGAACGTCGACACCCGCAGTTAAGAGAAGAACGCCTTCTGGCAACGAACCATCAGCCGGATATTCTTCACGCCGCGCGTAAAGCGTCGCCCATTTGTCTTCAGCGAGGTTGTATTCCTCCCAGACCTCGCCGAGCTTCAGGTTCTTAAATTCCATCAGACCGCGTTTGTCTCGCTCTTTGTTGACCGAAACAAACTCTTCAACCAGATCATGCAAATTGACCCACGGCGAATAGAGGGCATTGATGTGGTAACCCTTGATGCGACTCCTCGGATTGGTGGCTTTCCATTTTCCAGTTGCCAGAATGTTCAAGTCAGGCTTGAAAGGGCCACGTTCTTTGGCACCGCATTCTGGGCAATACATCGCCGCCGTCATAGGCAGCGCATTTCCGTCCTCATCCTTTGCCCACCTTACGTAGTCCCACTTGAGCGTATGCTCCTCGCCGCAGTGCGGACACGTCACATAGAACTCGCGTTTGTCGCTCTTTTGGTACCAGTCGTCGATCTTGGACGCCCCCTTGATGGTCGGCGTGCTCACAATGATGATCTTCCTGTTCCCGAAGTTCTGAGTACGTTGGATAGCGAGTTTCAAGGGATCGCCTTCCTTCGTTTCACCGTATCGGTCCACTTCGTCACAGAGCAGAACGCGAATCGGACGCGACGCAAGACCGGCAGGAGAGTTCGCCCCGACCAAAGCGAGATAGCCGCCCTGATAGTGCTTCATGCGAATCGTCGTACTCGACTTCTTGGCCGAGCCGCGCCCTTCCTTACCTTCCTCAAGTTTCCCTTGAAGCCCGACAGACACCTGAAACATTGGCTCGATGCGCTCCTTTGAGAAGGCTTCTGCCATTTCCACAGTCGGCTGCAGCATCAGCTGAGGCGCAGGCTCCTGATCGGCGAAGTAGCCAAGAATGCAAAGCAGAGCTTCGGACTTTCCGACCTGGGAGCTCGCGCAAAAGACAACGGTCTCCGTGAGTTTGTCGGTCGCCGAGTCAATCACTTCTCGAAGATACGGCGTTCGATCCGTGCGCCATTCACCAGGCTCCGGACTCGTACCGGCAGGAATCGAGCGATACCTATCCGCCCATTGACTACCGGTCAAACGAGAACGAGGCTTGCACGTTTGCTTAAAAATGTCGGCCCACAGTCCCATGCTAGAACTCCGATTTTTTGAATTCCTTCAAGGCGTCGTCTATTGCGCCTTCAAGGATTTCCTCGATTTCGCGTGAGGTTCGGCCTTCACACAATCCGGCCACTCGAACCGGGATTGACATCAACCGAGCTCGCAACGCGGAGGCGGTTGCCTGAGCATCCTGACGGACCTTGGCGCTTTCAACGAGGTCGCCCTGCTTCAGCTTGAATTCGATTTCCTTTAACTTGGCCTGGTACGTCTTTTCCATCGCCCGAGCCTTGTTGAAGGCTTCGGTGACGTTTTGAGCTTTGGCCATTTTTGGAGACATCGGGGCGTTGTCATCGTCTGGCATCTCCTCCGGTTGACGCTCTGTACCGCGTATCAACTTGTCGTAAGCAGCAAAGGCTTCGTTTACAGGCAGCGTCCCGTCTTCATTGCGCGGAAGCTTTCCTTCTTTGAGGAGCTTGTAAACCCATGTATGCGATTTTCCGATCTGGCGAGCAAACTCACGAACGCCAACGCTGGCGGAGTTTTCAGCCATATCCCCGTCCCTCCTTGCACGTTCGTTTTTCTAAAACCATCGTCTCGTTTTTTCGTCAGATGTTCAACACCTACAGGACGCGACAAGCGTAAACTACAGTCACTGGTTGCCACTTTTTTTAAAGTTGTATCTAGCCGAGCTTCGGGACTCGCGAGAGCCGCACGGGGTCAAAACCACCGGGAGGACCCTTTACTCTCTGCCGCAGTCGTTTTTCTCCTCAGCGTTGCACATGCCGACGCTTCATCGTCTCGACTCGAACCCGCGCAAAGGAGATCAGCTCGTCGATCAGTTCATTGATCTCCACTTCAGATAGATGCTTGCGAAGGTACTTGTCGGGTAGCTTGATCGAGACATCCCCGGGCGCATTGGCAGCGATATATGCCTTCTCCATGTGCTTCTTGAGTTCGGATTTCGTTCCCATAGCTTCCTCACTGTTGCGGTTGAGCCTGCACAGGCTCCTGGCTCTTGTCATCAGTCACAGCATCGTAGACAGCGTTGCCTGCCATCGATCCTGCGAACGATCCGGCAACAGTAGACCAGAAGCCACCATTGGAAGATGACGGCACCTGATTCACCGTCTGGTTGATGACGGTCGTGTTCTTCTTCACGGCTGTCGTGCGCTTCGGTGCATAGCTCTTCGTAGGAGCAGGACGGGAGAAGGAACGACCGCCGCTGAACCCACGACCACCTCGTGCTTCCGCAGCTGTAGAAACGAAAAAGGCGACCGCAATGGCCGCCACAATAGCTTTCTTCATGCTGTACCTCAGAAGATGAAACAGAAGCCTTTGATTACCGACACAAGGGCCACCAACGAAAAAACAGCAAAAACAAGAGAAGCGACGATTGAGTCCACCTTCTCTTTATTTTCTGCTCTATCTTCCTCTGGCATCTTTTTCAAAACACGGCCCAAAGCCCAATAGATAGGTGCAACGGCAAGAAGCGCTGACACGAACCCAAACACCGGGGCTCCAGCAATCATGCCAACGCCCATCCAAAATTCAGTCATAAAGGCCTCCAAATAGAAAAGCCCCCGAGGTTTCCCCCGAGGGCGCCATGCTCTCCCTGGTGTATCGTTGAAGCTCTGACCCTATCAACGTAACCAACGAGGCGTTTATGTCACTTACCTACATCGATGATGATCTACAGATTCTGGATGTCGATGACCCCACGATTGCTTGCATTGAATTTCAATGCGGCTGCGAAGCCATCGTTTTCCTGAGAGATGAACGAAAAATTCTCATCCCAGACCTAACGCCAGAAGAATGGCTCGACCTCACCGAATCAGACGATGCGGGCACTATCGTAAGAGAGCTAATTCGCTCACACCGTGGCCGATTTGTGCGGTAGCCGGTACGAATAAACGAACCTTGCCTGTCCTGCGTCGGTATCGATAAAGCGGACACCCTCGAAGTCTCCATCAGCGGCAAGCCCAAGGCGGCGACGTCGGCGCGCACTCGCAGCAACATAGAGCCGAACAAGCCTATCCATAAGCCAGTTGTCAAATCGATCGAACATAGCGACCCTCCGAAAATGAGAAAGGGCGAGGATTTCTCCCCGCCCCGACCTCGGAGCAAACTGCCCTAAGGTAGCGAAAAGGTAACCGCGCGGAGTGAGCTTCCTGGGGACAATCCGTCCCCGGCTAGGCTTGCGCGGTGTTGTAAACGAAAAAAAGCCCGCAGTTCATCACCACGGGCTCAATTACATCTTGACTCAAGCGAGCCAGTTCTGAAATACAGGCTCAATCTTTTGGGGTCAAACCCCACCTACGCAAAAAGGCATGCCGTTTTCAGAAGATACACTTATCCCCGAAAACGGCCCCGCTGATCACACAGCTTCAAATTGTTACTGCTGAGTATAACTCATTTTGGTGGCATGCCTTCGATTTTGAGAAGATTGTTTCGAATCATCTTCCTACCCATCTCCACCAGGCCATCAAACTCCCGCTCATGGAGATTGATGCGGTGATACTTCCTCAGGATGCGCTTCAGGTCCATGAAAGGCACGTTGAAGGCGTATGCAACACCGACAACCATCTTCGCCTTTCTGTAGCGCTCTGGTGCAACCGGGAGTCGTTCCCACGCCCTTTGCACAAGCAGGGCATCGCTGACATCCACCGGCGGCGGCCCGTCATGCCGTTCGACAGGCAGGTCATTGTCCTTATCGTCGCCCGGCACGGCTTCCATGAAGGCGCACAACGGAGAGCGTCCCTGTCGTTTCGGGTCTTGGTTCCATCGCCCCCAGTTGAGCAGGCGGTCTTCGAGCATCTTTTCTTCAGCGTTCATTCGTTTTCCTTGCTCCAGATCTTCTTCGCTTTCACGTATTCGTCGTGAGGCAACGTCAAAAACTCATCAGGGCATCCGCTCTTATGCCTGTCGTACAGCGTGTAGACATTCATCCCCGTTCGCTCGGCCAGGTCGCAAAGCGCTACCCCATTAACTTTCACGCTTCGGCGAGTGTTTCTTGTTTACTCCTTCTGCGTAACCCATCGACAATTCTCTTGGCAATAGTTCCCGTTTACATCGATTCGATCCAACGTAAGTCCAGGACTCCATGACGCAGCCATGTCGTCGAAAAAATTCTGAAAATCCGCCCATCGCTCACAAACCACAATGCCCCTGCCACCGTAATGACGCCAGTATTTGTCCCGCGGGTTGTGGCAACGGTCGCGCATCCCTCGCCAGATTTTGTGAAGCCTGTGTTGGCTAAGACCGTGCTTTTGGTGCGGCTTGTAATTATCGCGAGAGTGACACCCGCAAGACGGCATCTTTCCTTCACGCTCGTAGCGAAGGAGATTCTTTCCGCTTCTCACAACCTCATTGCCGCATTCACACCGACACTTCCAATATCGAGAGCCGTCAGTATGATCGAAACACAGGACAGTCAGAAATCCAATTTTTCTCCCCGTAAGGTCGACACGCCTAAAGTTACTTAATTCGTTCATGGTCTCTCTCCCACAAATTCCTGCACTCAGCATCACACCATCGACGAGCGTGCTTGATGCCTTCCATCGTAGCAGGGATCTGTTCGATCTCTTCTCCGCAAAAAAGGCATACCGACACGATCTTAGGCCTCGGGCCTTCAGGTCTGCGCTCTTCTCTTGCCGCACGCATGATCCACTCATCGCTTCTGGCGGCTCGGTCCGCATCATCCATGCTTCACCTCGTCAATAAAAACTTTTACCCCCGGCTCGGGTCCGTACGCCTTTCTGGTCCGGCTGTCGATCACCTGCGAGTCGTCCTCAAAAACGATCCCGTTCATGCCGTCCAGGATCGCCTTCTGCACGTTGTCAAGGTCAGGCTTTGAGACGTGATGCTCCACACCCTGCAGAGCCGCTGTGCGGCGTTTCTTGGACCATGACGAGGGCACAGGGAAGATGGCGAGGATGTCCACACGGACTGCGTTCGGCTTTTCGATTTTTCTCTTGCCGACCATGGCTTCCCTTGCTCTTGCCGTCACAAGAGCCTCGTATTGACGCGTCTTGGTCGGTGTGAACGTATGCCCAGTGCGCGTGAAGCGCGGGCGTCCTTTGGGGACCGGAGCCCCCTCAATCGTGAAACTAATCATTTGTCCTTTCTCCTCAGTCCGTCGTAATAGCCCTGCACGAATGCGGCTCTCTTCTTCGGATTCATCCGAGCCGTCAAGCTCTGGTACTTCGCCATCGACTCACCGCGCAATGCGGCAGATCGTCCGAGGCGATATTCGTCACTTTCTTTCATGACTCCTCCTTTTTAGGTCCCCCGTGAGATGATTGATGCTGTGTTCCCCAACACGTCCATCAACCAACCCACGGAGGTTTAAACAAATGCCTGTTACTAAACTCGACCCCAAAACAGCCTTACTCGCCATGTGCGCTGCAGGTGCGGTGAAACTCGAACCGATCGACATTTCCGCAACGGGCGACACAGGCACAGAAGAAGTCCAGTCTTTGGTTTCGATCAACGTTTCACGCCTTGAGGCAGTTCTTGCTTGGCTTGATCAGGTCTGCCCCAGCGACGAAGATGTTCTCGATGAAGCTGTTTCGCGCGTTGCACGTAATGACGAATAAGACGTTTTCCTTCTTCTTCGGCGGTATCTAGCGTCTCCAGCTCAAGAGAACTGAAATCCGTTGTGATTTCGGGCGACTGGACTGCTTCCGGTTGCCCGTCTCGCTCATTTGATTTCTGGTCTGTCATGACCTCTCCTTTGTTAAAAATCGATGTCGTTCTTCCGCATGCTCGGCCACGAGAGCCGGATGAACTTGCACGTTTCTTTGAGCCGGTCGTACTCCTGCTCTCCTATCGCGGTCTTCAGCAGCGCCGGATCGGCGTTGGTGATCCAGATGGTCGGAAGTTGAGTGTCGTAGCGGGCGTACAAGACCTCTGAGAGGACTTCCTTTGTGATCGGCTTCGCGTCTTCCTTTGCGACCTCATCAACGACAAGCAGCGGACAGGTTTTGTAGGCTCGCTTGACGTCTGCGGTCGTCTTACCCGTCTCTCGGCAGCCCCAGGAATCGGCAACCCTCTGCCCCATCTCATGTGCCGTCGTGTAGATGCCGGCGCACTTGCTCAAGAGTTCCTGAAGCACCGCACACGCCAGATGGGTCTTGCCGGTCCCGCATTCGCCGATGAAAACCATCCCTATGCCGGACTGGCGAAGCGCGTCGAACTTTGTGATGTAGGACTCGGCGATCTTGAGCACCTTCGCTTTCTGGTCGTTCCCATCGGTTCTGAAGGATGCAAGCGTTCTGGATCGGTACTTGGTCGGGATGGCCGTTCGGTCCAGCGTCTGCTCATACGAGCGGCGCTTTTCAAGCTCTTCACGTTCCTTTCGTTCGCGCTCTTCGTCTTCCTGCCGCTTCTGCAACTGGATCGCTAGGCACTTCGGACATCCGCTCGCATTCTTGAGCTCTCCCTTCAGGTAGGTCAGGTGCGAGATATACCGCCCATGCTCTGGGCATACCCGCTCCTCTTCACCCTCGGCAAAGCCCAACAGGCCGACCAAGCCCTCTGCTTTTTTCATGTTGTTTCCCTCAATCCACAATGATCGTTACGCCGTCGTCGGCGAGTTTTTCGGTTCTGCCTTCACCTCGGCAGCAGGCCTGAAGTCGTTCTCGGTATTCCGGCGTCTGGGTGACGTTCTTCGCATTTTTAAAGCTCCGTACAGATGCCTTCATCAGGTGCCCTTTCATCCAATCTGGACCGCTATGCAATTTGCGAACATTGGACTGCCAGGTGCGTTTCCAGTCCGCCGATAACGGATCTTTAGCCTTCACCTGCCAGTAGTCCTTGAAATCCTCCCAAGCCTTATCCGGGTCGATTTCAGGTGCAACCTTTGCGCAGTATTCACGCCAGTCATCAGGAAGCACTTCAATCGTTAGACGAGTGCGCTTCGATCGAGAAGCTTTCTCTTGACTATTCTGTTTTTGCTCATCCTGATCGTCATCAAGCGGCGGTGGAGGCTCGCAAGCGGCAATATCCTGCTCCTGCTCCTGCTCCTGTTCCTGTTCCTGGATGTTCGATGCCCTCGACATGGCATCCCTGATGGCATCCTTTAAGGCATCCGGAATGCCTTTCTTCATGCCATCTGAAAGACTGTCTAAGAAGGGCTTTAAGCGTCGGAGACTCTCATCACGCAACGGGCACTCCGGCATCAGATCAATCAACTCCCCCCATGACGCGAGCGAATTCGGTCCATTGGGCGGGTTGTACTTAAGAAAGTTCGGAGCAACCATCAGCCCTGCCTTCACGTCTACCATCAGCATCCCCATCTGGCATGCCTCTTCGATGGCATCGGACATGGCATCGGCTTGCCATCCGAGTTCGTACGCCAGTGCCACCGGGCGTGATCTGAGCATGCCTAGAGGCGTGGTATCTGGATGTGTCAGCACCAGGAAGAACGCCAACTTCGCGTTGTCAGAAAGAGAGCGAAACTTTTGGTCGTTCCAGATGCGAACGTCAATTTTTCGATAGCGGGCCATAGCAGCGTCTCACTCAGAAATCGAGCGCGATCTTTTCGCGCATGATTGGGAGATTCGCGAACTTCTCCCGCAAAAACATGAAGTACCCGCGCGAAATACCTTCAGTCTTCCACTCGGAGGCCGACGACGGAGTTACGCCACAAATGCGAGCGACCGCACTGGTCCCACCAAGTTCGTCAATTACGCGAGCGCTGAAAGCGGGATCGAGTCTTTTTTGCTTCTTCAGTTTCTTCTGCCTCATATTTATTCCGGTATAACGAAGTTAACCTACGGCTGAAGTATACGGCATCCCGTAATAGACAAGCAAGCCAGCTGGCAGTTATATTTCAGGCATGCCGAAACATTTAATGGAGTTTCAAATGGGGACGCTCGCAGAACGTGTGGCGGAAGCCCTAGAGCAAGCTCAGGCAACCGCCCCTTACAAAAACAAGGCTGGTCTCGCAAAACATTGCGGAATCCGCCCTTCTTCAGTAACTGACTGGTTTTCTGGTAAGACAAAGACAATCGGATACAAGCACGCGATCCTTGCCGCAGAATATTTGCAAGTAAGCGCGTCGTGGCTCGCAGACGGGACAGGAGACATGAAGTCTCCATCTGTAAGGACTTATGAAGGAATAGAAAACGGCGACAATCTCGCCGACTCGGAGTTCATCATCATCCCGCAATACTATGTGCAAGCCTCTGCCGGTCCCGGCAACGAAAATGAAATCATCTTTGAGGAAGTAAAAGACCCTGAAGGCGGCTTCATAAAGCCTCGTTCCTGGTTCCAAACACACCTCATCAACCCCGACAACTGCAAAACGTTCCTAGTGCACGACGACAGCATGGAGCCTTATCTTTGGGACGGAGACAAAATACTGGTTGACTGTTCGCCAGAGGACATCATCAGTGGAAAGGTCTACGTCTTCATGATCAACGGGAAGATGCGCGTAAAAGTGCTGCGCCCGCTCATCAACGGACTTCTGATCCGCTCCTTCAATCCCGAAATACCAGACGAAACGCTCACTGCAAACGATCTGGAGACATTCAAGCTCATCGGTCGCGTCAGAGACCGCGCCGGCAACAGCTGGCTCTAAACAAATCCACCTCGCAAACCAAAAGCCCGCATTTCGCGGGCTTTTTTTCGGCACTCCTTGATCTAACTCAAAGAATCAACGGAATACCGAAATCTCGGCTTGCTCGCATAATACGGCATACCTTAGTATTTGCATTACGGAATACACAACAACATTTTCTGTTTGCCGTATATTCCGCGCCGAGGTGCAATGCCCCGGGTAGACATGAAAACGCGGACGCGTGGTGGCAGGTGTTGAGAAGCACGGAGCGGCGGACGTAGCTGATGCAGCCGAGAGAGGCAGAGGTCACGAAGACCCGAGCGGTTGCCTGCGGAAAACGCGGGACCGTGCACAGCAGAAAGTCGATTCAAGCGTTCTTGCGCATGTGTTCAAGCGTAGGGGACTGGCGCGAGAGCGCTTGGATGGACTTTCATAAAGATCACAGCCGTCTCGCGGGCACCCGCAAAGAGCGACACGCGGGACGGTTTTCCAGGAGAACGCAATGACGAACAAGGACAAGCTCGACTACCTCGAGTACATCAAAGACTTCATGGATGAGGCCGCTAAGGCCTACATCCGGGGCGACGACGATGCGTACATCGTTGCACTCAACTCCGCTGACGCCCTTCTGACTGGTTTGCTCAACGATGACGACGAGGAGGAGGACGAAGAATGAAGCGCAACGACTTCGACGCCCGACTGGCGCATCACCTCCGTTCGATCGGTCGCGAGACCTGCAGCGAAGCTGATGTCCACGAGTACGCGCTCATGAGCATCGCGAACGCCGCCGCGCTCGCTTTCTACATGAAGACCGAGCCGACCGTCATCCACTGCCCCGCAGCGGAGAAGTACGAGCAGGTCGCCTGCAACGTCCAGTGCATCCTGGACGAACTTCCGTAACGACACAGGAGAAAACTATGTCAAGACAAATCAACAACCCGACGCGCGACGAAATTTGGGAAACCATCCGTCGCGGCGTCGAGACCGGAGCCATCACGGACTATCAGGCCGCCACCCGCGCAGCAATGGCACTTCGCGCGGCCTTCTCGATCATTTATTCAGATCGGTTTGTAGCTTTGAACGACGAAGAAGAAGTCGATCTGCCTCCTCTGGAAAGTCCTGCTCAATAGCCTTCCTGAGGTCCTCTTCGAATTGAGCATCTAGATCGGGCCAGTCCTTTGAGACATCAGCTTCGAGTCTGTCGAGTTCTTCCTCGAACTTGTTCTTCTTCGGTTTCTTTTCCGTCATCTTCATATCCTCCAAGGGATGGTTGAACAACGCAGGTTTTTGCTTGAGTCCCTGCCCGTTCAATCATCCCACGTTGGAGGAGGTCCATTCAAGCATCTTCGTCGGTGCCATCACGAGCCGGCAGAGCTTCCCGACCAGAGCGCTTGAGTGGACTTTTCTTTTTTTCGGAGGCGTCATGAAGCGCTTTATTACTTACCTCGACGACCTGGCGAAGCGGACCTACTTCGGCACGGACGGTACCGAGCCTCAGCGCTCTGGCGTACTCGGGTACCTCATCGATGGCCTCGAAGGCCTTCTCGGATTCTTCGGCCTAGTGATCCTGCCGGCAATGGCTGCGGCCACTCTCTACCACTGGATTTTTGACTAAGGAGATCGGCATGGCATGGAACTACCCAGACGGATGTGGTCCTGACGACTACGAAAAATGGTGCGGCCCCGACCCTGACGAAGAAGACGAGGACGAACACGGTTACGACGAAGATGACGAAGACGAAGGCGAGGTGCTCGAATGAAGGCAGAACCGCGCAAAAACCTGAGACCGCGCGAAATCGAGTACCTCACGCTCGTCGCGAAAGGTCTCAGACGACGCGAAATCGCCGAAAAGATGGGCATCGCGATAACGACCGTCAAGTACTACCACGAAGAAATGATGAGCGTGCTTTGCGCGAGAACTGCCGCAGAAGCAGTCTACAAGGCTTTTCAACGCGGGATTTTCAAGGTTACCCAATGAGCTACTCAGCCCCAGTCAAGACGATTGACCACATCCCCCCAGGATTTCGACACGAAACGAATTACTCGAAAGCGACCGCTCGAGCAGCGGCGCGCAGCAAAGCAGGCTCGGCAGAACGTCGAGCCTTTTTCGTGTGAACGACCCTCGCTGATCTGGAAGGTCGTTGTTCTCGTAGGAGCGCTCGCAATTGTTGCGGCCGCGCTCTTTCAAGGAGTTTTGAATGGCAGCAATTAAGACTGCAGAGATGGAACGCGATACCTGGTTGCAAGAGCGCAGCAAGGGCATCGGCGGTTCAGACGTCGCAACTGTCCTCGGCCTCAACCCTTACAAGACGCCGCTAAGCTTGTGGGAAGAGAAGACCGGCAAGACCAAAGGCTCACCGGCAGGCGAAGCAGCCTACTGGGGAACAACGCTTGAAGACGTGGTTGCGAAAGAGTTCAGCAAGCGCACCGGCATGAAAATTCAGCGCGTGAACTTCCTTCTTTCGACAGGCGAAAACGGGTGGATGCGCGGAAACATCGACCGAGCGATTGTCAACGAACAGATCGCCAAGACGGTCCGCGTCAACAAGCCCGAGAAGGCTGCCGAAACAGGCCTCATGCTTTCGACCGACGTTGGCCTTGAATGCAAGACCGCCAACGCATTCATGGCCGACAAGTGGGGACCTTCGCAGGAAGCTGAGATCGTGTCCGGCAATGTCGTCACCGAGCACCAGATTCCGCTCTACTACGAAACGCAGATTCAGTGGTACATGGCCGTTACCGGAATCAAGAAGTTCTATGTCGCTGTTCTCATCGGCGGACAAGACTTCCGAATGTACGAAGTGCGGCGCGACGAGGACGTGATCAAAGCCATCGTCGAAAAGTGCCACGCCTTCTGGTTCAAGAAGGTCCTCGCTGACGTCCCTCCCGATCCGATCAATGCCGACGACATCAAGAAGCTGTACGCCCGCGATGACGGCGAGATGGTCGAGGCCAGCAACGATGAAGCGGCCGACATTGGCGAGTTGCGCACGATCAGAGAGCGCATCAAGGAGCTCCAAGACCAGGAAAAGGCCGTCGCAAACCGCGTGATTTTAGCCATCGGCGAGAAGTCAGGACTACTCATTGGCGGCGAGAAGGCCGTGACCTACAAGGCGCAGAACAGCTCCCGCTTCGCATCCACTGCATTCAAGAAAGAACACCCGGACCTGTACAGGGACTTCGTACAGACCTCCACCACCCGCATCCTTCGACTCGCTTAACACAAAGGAAAACCAATGTCCACAACTGATGTTCTCAAATCTCAGGTCGCACCTGCCGCCGAACAGACCGCCGTCGTGCAACAGGTCAAAGCCGCAACCGTCATCGACGTCGTGCGCTCGAAAAAGTTTCAGGCGCAGATGGCCCTGGCACTTCCGAAGAGCATGACTGCTGATCGCCTGACGCGCATTGTCATGACTGAGTGCCGCAAGGCACCGGCTCTTCTGAAGTGCGCCCCTGAGAGCTTTTACGGCGCCGTCCTCCAGTGCGCAGCCCTTGGCCTTGAGCCTGGCTCCGCGCTCGGGCATTGCTATCTGCTGCCCTTCGGAAATGGCAAAGACAAGTCTGGTCGTCCGAACGCGCAGCTGATTATCGGCTACCGAGGAATGATCGACCTCGCACGTCGATCCGGCCAGATCGTCAGCCTCTCCGCATACTGCGTGCACGAACAGGACACCTTCAACTACAAGCTCGGTCTTGATCCGGACATCGAGCACATCCCTGCGTCGGTTGCGGATCGAGGAAAGGTCACTCACGTCTATGCCGTCGCGAAGCTCAAGGGCGGCGGGGTTCAATTCGAGGTTATGTCTCGCGCCGAGATTGAAGCTGTGCGCAAGACCTCAAAAGCCGGCACCTCTGGCCCCTGGTCCTCGCATTGGGACGAGATGGCAAAGAAAGGGCTTGCTCTCGACACGCGCATCCCGACGCCGGACGGATGGACAACGATGGAGGCTCTACAAAAGGGCGACAGGGTTTTCGACAAGGATGGCAAGGTGACAACCGTTACCGCCATATCTGAGGTAAAGCACCTTCCTTGCTTCCGTGTCACGTTCTCAAATGGTAGCTCTGTAGTTTGTGACGATGAACATCGTTGGCTAGCACGAAAGGGAGGCAGCAATGCCTGGAAACAGCCGTACAGAGAAATGACCGTAAATGAGATGTATGAAGCCAAAGAGGATGGGCTATCAGTGACGATCCCGGTTCAAGGAGCACTGGCTCTCCCGGAAGCCAATCTACCGCTTGATCCGTACATCCTTGGCTACTGGCTTGGCGATGGTTCTGCCAGAGGCGCACAGATCACGTGTTCGAAAGAAGATCTTCCGCACGTCATGGAAGCAATCAAGGCCGCAGGATTTTCTGTTGGGACGATTCGTTCAGATGGCCGATCCGAAGCCGTCACAGTAGGTGCTACTGACGGAATGAGAACAAAACTTCTCGGCATGAATCTCATTCTGAATAAGCATATTCCTGACGCATACATGAGAAGCTCGATTGAACAGCGTAAGGCATTACTTGCTGGGTTGCTTGATTCTGACGGCCATTGCGATAAGGAACGTGGACGAGCAAGCTTCTGCTCGTCGGACCGAAAACTCCGAGACTCGGTGTTCGAGCTTGCGTGTTCTCTTGGAGAATGCCCGCACAAACGAGACTTCATGGCTGTCGTGTACGAGCACGGCTTCCCCAAGAAGTTCCCTACGTACCAAGTTGAATGGAAGCCGTCTTTCAACCCGTTCCACCTAGCTCGAAAGGCCGCGAACTATCAGGGCAGAAAGATCAATCCGTACCTTGGGATCAAGTCCATAGAAAAAATCGAAAGCGTCCCGACGAAGTGCATCGCTGTTGATAGTCCGTCCAGAACCTACCTCTGCGGCGACAACATGGCGGTAACCCACAACACCGTCATTCGTCGCCTATTCAAGTACCTCCCCGTCAGCATCGAGGCCGTCCGTGCAGTCGAGATCGACGAGAAGTCGGACCGTGGCGAAGCAGTAACGCAGCAGGACTTCATTGAAGGCGAGTTCATAGAGAAAGGCACCGCTGCAGAGCAGTATCTCGAAGCCCCGGTCGTTGACGACGAAATCCACGAAAACAATTAACCCTTTATCTCTACAAGGAGAAGCTCATGCTTAAAAAAGCAACCTCCCATGAAATCATCCGGTCCGCTCTGTTCGACATCAACAATCAGTATGACAACCGGATCGACGACATCGACACTTCTCTCCTCGTCGAATCTGCTCTCTTGATCGCCTTCGAAAGCCACAAGAGCGAACACAAGGAAGTCCTCCAGAATATTGCCCATTCCGTCTGCAACTACGCACTCACAATCGAGCGCGCCAAAATCGAAAGCGACGAGATCAGCGCTCTGTTGTTTGCTTATGACGACACTGAAGAAAACGCTGAAGAAGAGGAGGAGTTCGACGAACAACCCACAGCTGAAACGGTGCCCGTTGAACAGACGCCCGCGTTTGATCCAGAAGCGTTGAAAAAGATCGCTGGCACGTCCATGACTGTTGAAGACAACGGCGACATTCGCTTGAGCTTCAAGCACCAGTAACCCACTCATGCCCCGCCTCGCGCGGGGCTTTCCGTAAGGAGGACGAGGAATGAAGAACGAAAAAGTGCACCGACGCCGGGCGCTCTTCGCGTTGGAAGCCATCGAGGTATGCGCCACGTCGTGTCGAAAGGACTGGAAAGGTCGAACTCCTCCGACCATTGAGGAGGTCGATGCGGCCATCCGCAAGTTGTCCTACTGCGTCGGAGCGCTGAAGGACTATCGCTCGATCCGCATCCAGATGATGAAGGAGAAAGAGGAATGAAATACCAAGTTCGCGACGAAAAAGCGCGAAGAAAACTAGAAACGCTGTCTGGCGGCAAGTTCCACGAGCGACTGGACATGTACGCAGCCAACTTCGCAGAAGCTCACAAAGCCGGACGCGTGACGGATCAGGAGTTTGCCGATGGCATCACGGTCGGCATCTGGATAGGCGCCTGCCTCGCGCACGTCCGAATCGAGTGGCAGGACATTGAAGAGATCAAGGAGCAGGAATGACAAACCAAGACAACGAGCGGTGGCACTCATTCAAGAAAGAGCGTCCGGAACCCGGGCACTACCAGATCGAGCTCGTCTATCGCGAAGGATGCAAACCTTTCCGCTTGTACGCCTACTTCAACGGCACACACTGGTACGACGACCGCAACCGGCAACTGGACGTCAGCAAGTATCAGCTTTCTTTCCGTCCTTGGTGCGAGGACTACGAAGAATGATCGACGAAGAACTGAAAGACATTGCCAGACACTACGGGCGAGACCATCAGACGCTCAAGGCTGCCGAAGAGTTCGGAGAGGCTGCAACTGCGGCTTCACGTCTTGCGCTCGCCCGACAGGCCGAAGCATCCGGCGGCAAGTATCGGTGCATCACGGCGCTTGAAAACAACCTTGCGGAAGAGTGTGCCGACTGCCTCGTGATGATCGGTCAACTGCGCCTGTTGATCCCCGGTTTCAGCGCCAAGGTCGACCTAGCAATGCACGAAAAGATTGAACGACAAATCAACCGAATTTCAAAGGAACAACAATGCTGAACATCAACGAAGTGACCATTTGCGGCTGTCTTGGCCGCGACCCTGACCTCCGATATGGGACGAACAACCTCGCTTTCGTTTCCCTGGCCGTCGCCACAAACCGTAGAGTGAAAAACGCGGACGGTCAATACGAAAACGCCACAGACTGGAACACCGTCGTCGCCTTTGGCAAGACTGCCGAGACGATTGCCGAGTATCTGCACAAGGGGTCGCCGATCTGGGTACGTGGCCGTCTTCAAACGAGAAAGTACAAAGACAAAAACGGCGCCGACCGATGGGTGACGGAAGTCATCTGCGAACACTTCCAGTTCGTCCAGAGCGCGAAGGATCGTGGAGAACAGCGACAGGAAGAGCCGGCAAGGCGATCACGCGCACAAGAGCATACCCAGACCTATGACGACGGCGAAGTACCGTTTTAAGGGAACTACGCTGGCGGAGTTTGAGGCTGAGGCATCGACCAAATCACGCATAAAAATGCAACGAACAACAACACGATGACTGCTTTCTTTTGCTTGCTGTATCTCGGATTCACCAAGGTGAGTGTGACACCAACCGGAAAGAAAACAACATACCAAACCAAGATAAACCGTTGTCGGAACAACAGAACGCGCCTCACCAGGACGAGTTCCGCCGTAATAGGTCAGCTGAATCACTTCTCCATTATCAGCCGCTTCCTGCAGGTATTCCATGATCTGGTCTTGTGGGTACGGGTACGTTTTCATGCTCGCTTACTCCGAGTGTGAGAAATGGTGGGCTCGCGTGTGACGACGCGAGCTCACCCAACATCATACGGCAACGAATGTTGACAAACTGACAAACGCATGCATACAATGAGCCCATCACGTGAGAAAAAGCGTGATCGGGCGTGGAAACCCGGACGAACCCCAAAGGCGCACAACCGCCTTACGTCTTCTCGTTCGAGCGGATTTTTTGTGTGCGTGCATATCACTTTTACGAGTGAGGCCTACGGGCGCCCTTGCGGCGGCCGGCACCTTTGGGACGGTATTTCCACCCCGTAGCGCCTCGCTCACCACCGTGGAAAGTGGTCGCGAGGCTCCAGCAACACCCAAAGGAGACTCGCTATGCAAGCCAGTCAATCTGCTGTCGCGTCCGCGACACTGTCAACATTCAATTTGCCCTTCGTCATCAGAGGGTTGCTCTCCAACTCTCTGTCCTCAGCTGAGGCCCACTCTCAGGCGCTTTCGCTCTGCCAAGAGGCACGCAGCATCCTGACAATGGTTTTCGACGCCACCGAAAACCCTCAAGTTCTCAGCTCCTACAAAGACATCCAATCGTCTATCGCAACAGCGGCTGCCCTCATCGAGACCGCTGAACTTGTCGTTTCCGTAACGGATGAAAACGCAAATGAATGAAATCATCAAACTCACCAACGGCCAACCGGTCGTCGACTCTCTCACCATCGCTGACGGCGCTCAAATCGAACACGCTTCGGTGATGAAGCTAACGCGCAAGTATGAGGACGACTTCAACTCCTTCGGAAGGGTTGGATTTGAAACCCGACCCTTTGAAACGAATGGCGGCACTCAAAAACGCGAGGTCGCCTTATTCAACGAAAACCAGGCAATGCTCCTCTTCACCTACCTGAAGAACACAGAGATCGCCCGCACCTTCAAAATTCGCCTCGTCAAAGCATTCAGCGATTGTCGCGACGAACTTGCGAAGGCCAAGGTATCCGCTCCCGCGTTGCCGGACTATCCGACGGCGCTGCGACAGCTGGCCTCATCTCTGGAGAAGACCGCAGCGCTTGAACACAAGATCGCCGAGGACGCTCCTAAGGTTGCCTTTGCTGAGACTGTCGAGGCCTCCTACGGCGACATGCTCATTCGAGAGGCGGCAAAGACGCTCGGCTATCCGGCCAAGCACCTCTTCGACTGGCTGCGCACGCACTCGTGGCTCACTGCGAAGAACGAACCCTATGCCGACAGAGTCAAGCAAGGTGTTCTTCGCCCGCGCGTGTCGAACTTCGATCATCCTGAAAAAGGACCGAGCGTGTCCGTCACGGCGCACGTGACGCCGAAGGGGCTTTTCCGGCTTTACAAGGAGCTGTTGAAGGAAGGCAAGATCACCAGGAACGAACGGCTTGAACTGGCATCGTGAGGACCAAACTATGGCAATAGGTAATACACTAGACGGAAAGAGCATTCGCGCGATGCTCTTTGATCCGGCAGTTCCTGACTATGCATTTCTAACGCGAGATGAAGTCATCGCCGCCTTTGATACATCAGAGCCGACACTTCGACGTTGGGCATTGGAAAGCGGCTTCCCGGACCCTGTAGCCTATCCAGGCATTACTGCGTACCCCATCGCAGCTCTACGCGAGTTCCTGAGTCGCGTAGCCAGAGAATCTCGCAACGCCACAAGCAAAAAAAACCGTTAGTCTTCTTTTTTTCGTCGGTGGGTCTTTTGGTGGGTCTTTTGACATTAAAGCCTCTACAACCGTTGCTATGCCTTAATTCATGAATTCCTCCCCTTCCGCCAAGATTCAGAAAGGCAGGAAGCTTCGGCTTCCTGCCTTTTTTCATGCGTGCGGCGTCCCGGACGGCATGGGAAGTAATCCCATGCCTCCTATCCGATCGTGCGGCGTCCCGGCACATCCCGCATGCCGTCTGCAGTTTTTTTTCAAACGTTTCTTGACTTTTTCAAAAAACTCAGGCATACTTCGTCTCCTCAGCAAATTCGACGTGTCGACAAAGCCAATCACCACGGCCGGCATGTTCGCTGAGCACCTATGGAAGGGTGGCAGAGTGGTTGAATGTACCGCCCTGGAAAGGCGGCATACGGAAATTCCGTATCGAGGGTTCGAATCCCTCCCCTTCCGCCAGAACACAGACCCCGAAGCCTCTCAGGCTCCGGGGTTTTTCTTTATTTACCTTGAGTACCAGGCACATTCCAGAATTCTACTTTCGTCGATTCCGCCAAAATCCGCCAGATTGCGACATATCACGCCATACGATAGACTGTGGAGGTGGGTCTTTTGGTGGGTCTTTTTTCGGTGGGTCTCTGGTGGGTCTTACGCGATTCACCGCCCAAAGGTAGATATGAAAGATCAAGTCACGTCGAAAAATTTCATGACGCTGCCACCCGGCCGGTACTCGCTCGGCGGTGGGTTGATGCTTCTCGTGCGTTCTGAGTCTTCCCGGCAGTGGGTTGTCCGCTACCGATTCGCGGGGACACGGAAAGACTTGTCGATCGGTGGCGCCTCGCGCATTTCAATCACGTCTGCAAAAGCGCGGGCAGCAAAAATTCTCTCAATGGCGGCCGACGGCATCGATCCGTCATCATCAAAGCTTTCAGAAGAAGACGCCCGAGAAAGCATCACTTTCAAAGAGTTCTATCCTGGTGCAATCGCGACCATTCAAAACGTCAAGCGCTGGAAAAACGAAAAGCACGCATCGCAGTGGGCGTCCACAATCGAAACCTATGCCGTCCCGGTTCTCGGTGCTCTTCGCGTAAAGGACATCACGCGAGGAGACATCCTCGAAGTTCTCAAACCGATCTGGACAGAAAAGCCAGAGACAGCCAGCCGCCTACGAGGCCGCCTCGAAAGTCTCTTCTCTCAAGCAATCGCTGAAGAACTCATACAAACAAACCCTGCCACTTGGAAAGACGGGCTAGCTTTCTTCCTGCCGCCGATCTCAAAAGTCCACGAAGTCAAGCACCATGAGGCAATGCCTCTTGAAATTCTGAAAAGTTTTGCACCGGAGACGGCGAAAAAGACTTCTGTCGTGTCTCGCGCCGTCCTTTTCGGCATCCTCACTGCTACACGCGTGCAAGAGTTCCTTTGCGCACGATGGGACGAGATCGACATCCAGCGCGCGACGTGGACGATCCCGGCCTCTAGGATGAAGTGCGGTCTTGAGCACCGCGTCCCGCTTTCACGTCAGGCACTGGCAGTCCTAGAACGCTGCGAACGAAAGTCTGAGCTCGTCTTTCCTGCGCCACGATCAGACAAAGAGATGGTTATCGACAGCCCTCGGGCTTTTATCCGGAAGGCGACAGGCGAGTCTTTCACAATGCACGGCTTCAGATCAACGTTCCGCGACTGGTGCGAGGAGAACTTCATCCATGAGGCCCTTGCCGAGCGCGCTCTGGCTCACGTAAAGGGCGACAAGGTCGTGCAGGCCTACCAACGCTCAGACCTCCTTGAGCAACGTCGTCCCATCATGCAACAGTGGGCAGATGCGATCCTGCCGACGAAGGATTGATCGATGTTACTTGCTTTGTTTGCGTAATTTGCATATAATGCGTTTAACAAAAGGGGAAATACCCCATCACTCAAACGCAAGGAGCACATCATGCCGCGCATCACTGGTCAATTCACGATCACCCACAACGGGAATCAGATCACGTTCACGCTTGTAGGCGAAACCTACAAGTCTGTCGACACCGAGTCCGGCGTCAAGTCACGCAAGGTGATCAAGTGGCAAGCCACGGAGCACGACGCCGAGCTTGGTGAGATCACTCGCTTCGTCTTCGTCCTTCCGCGCACGAACCGCGCGAACGTCGTCGAAGAATACTTCTCCCCGTCTCAGGGCATCATCTACTGAGCAAAACCTACAGACACAAAAAAGGAGCTCCCGACCGGCGTGAAGCTGATCGGGGGTTTTTCGTGAAGGTATGGCAAGGAATGATTCAAAGCAAGAAGGTTTAACTAAAACTTGCTGTCTCCCAGGCACAGAGCGAACATGAACTCACCCAAACAAAACACCGGAGACCAACATGACGAACACCGACAACCGCCGCGAACTCGAAAAAGCCCTCGAACAGCTCGAACTTGCCATCGACCTCAAGAGCGACGAGGCTGCTGACGCTTACGCAGCCGGGAAAAAAGTAGAATGGCGAAGCCTTGTCAAGGCATTCCTGGCGCTTTGCGACGAACGCGACGAAATCGCTGCCCGCCTTGAAGACCGCGCCTAATCCCCAACAGATACGCCATAGCCCCCGTTT